CGACTGGAAATGTAACCAATCAAGCTGTCCAATTTCAGAATAATGGAGCACAAAGTAGACAATATTTTGGTCCTAATGTGAGCTGTAATGGCAGCACAATGACGTTCTCACCTTTCTATATGGGTAATCATACAGAACCTAGATCATTCAATGAGGATACTGGTTCTTTAAGACAAGACTCTTATACCAAAGGAGAGAACTGGGGGATGCAATTAAATTTTATGGTTCCCCTAGATAGAGAAGCTTTAAAGCAATGCAAACGTATTGCCAAAAGAGTAGAAGAAAAAATGAGGCTGGACTACGAGTTGACTCGTGCAATCAAATGTGCAGAAATTATGCAAAAGGGCTTTACCCTGCATCCTAAATCCAAGCTATATGTGATGTGCCACGACGTCGTACCAATATCAGCCTTACAACCTAAAAAACCTAAAAAGAAATTCGGATTATTTTAAATGATTATTATCAAACCCATCCTAATGGCATTCCTTACTTCAAACGCAGTCAAGGAACTTGTGATCTCATTATTAGAGGCATATGCCGAAAGTACTGATAATACGATTGATGACCAAGCTGTAAAGCTAATTAAGAAAAACTTATTTCCCGGATTAAAGGAAGAATAAATGAAGAAAGCCACTGAAGACCAATTCAATGAATTACATAATCTCGTTACTGATGAATTCTTAAAAAGAGTCCGAAGTGGCGAGGCAACAACTCAAGATTTAAAAGCAGCCTGCGATTGGCTTAAAACAAATGACATATCAGGTGTTGCATTTGAAGGTAGTCCTTTATCAAAACTTGCAGCTGTAATGCCACAGATAGATCCAGAAATTATCGCGGAGAGAGTACATGGCAAGCAGTACCGCTAACTATTACAGAAATAATCTTAAAGCTAGAGAAAGAAGACGAGTACAACAAAGAAAATATAACGGAACACCTAAAGGTAAACGTATCAGAATTAACGCTAATCGTTTAAATAGAAAACTTGGTACCTACGGAAATGGTGATGGCAAAGATGCTGCTCACTTTAAAGGAAGTACCACTAAAGGCAGACTTCAATCTCCCTCAATAAATAGACGTAGCAGACTGAAAATGTAAATGACCTTATTACTACCTAGTCCTCAACATTATCAATACAACCTCATAACCATGACCAGCTCTGAATCAAAGAGATTATGGCGACGTGCTGTGAAAGAGCACTTCGATTGCACATGTGTTTATTGCGGAAACAATTATGAACTACATCAACTCACTATCGATCATGTCAAACCTAAATGTTATGGCGGTGAAGACCTTACAAGTAACGTCGTACCCGCTTGCAGAAGATGTAATGAGGAAAAAGGTAGTACTCACTGGTTGAGTTGGATGCGATCAACTTTTGGTCATATCCCACATAGAGAACGGCTAATACATAGCCACATTAATTAACCACTCGACAAAGATATTTCACGCCGTCCGAAAGGGCGGCTTTTTTTATGGCAGATATATATGAGGGTTTAGAGCCTACAAAACTTCATGCAAAGGAATACCAACCACTTTTTAGTAAGACTAAAAAATTTGTAATAGAAAACCATCCCGAGGTAAAACCTAAAGATCAAAATAGATTTGCTATGGATCTTATGGGTCAAGGATATCCATATTGGGATAAAGCTGGCAATGTAACGACTATAGATGACCCAAAAGGTTATGCCAGATTAGTTAATGGAGTCACTCTGAATCCAGATGGCTCTATGAAAAAAGGAAGTTGGAAAGCTAGAAAAGGTAGACAAAAAACACAACAAGCTTACGATGAAAGTAGAGTTGAAAATCTTAAAAAACAAACTGTAGGAGAAGCTAATTTTCCAAAAGCTAAACCTGGATCTGGTATTGATGTTCATCATAAACATTGGACAGCATTATACGGAGAGCCATTTAAAGGTTTAAAAGGTAAACAATTAACTGAATTAAAATTATATGCAAAGAATACACTTGGTTTAGATTTAGGTGACAAAGAAGCAAATGCAGCTTTTTTACCGTCAGATAAAAGTACAGGACTTACAACTGAAAATAAACCTCATGCAAAAATACATAAGTTTCTTGAATCACCAATAGAGCCAGGTAGTAAAAAAACATATAGAAAATTTTTTCAAGAATTTCTTGGTAAAAACCCTTCATTAGATCAAAGAAAAAAAGCCTTATCACTAATGAAACATGCTGTGCAAATGCCAGCTGATAGAGAGTTAATGGGCTATATGCAAGATTTTGCTTCAAAAAACCATAGTTTATATAGAACTTTATATCAAGATCAACTGTTTGATCCAACTAAGAAGATTAGTTCTATTAATGGTGCAGGTACTAATTTAAGAAAAAGTTATAACGAAACAACACAAATTGCAGAAGGTTTATACGGTAATGGCAACGGCAACGGTCTAAATGGTAGAAATGGTAGAAATGGTTTATCTAATAAAGTTAAAATTGGTGCAGGTGGTGTAGCCTTAGCTTCTTTAAACTTTCTTCCATCTGAAGCTGGTGCTAGAGAAGCTCAAGAATTATTTGACGATAAAAAATACACAGAAGCAATTGTTACTCTTGGCACAGATCTTGTTGTAGGTGATGTTACAGGTAGAGCAATGCTAAAAGCTACTACTACAATTGGTAATAAACTTGCTCAGAAAGGAGTTAAAAAACTTGTTGCTAGAAAATTAATAGTGCTTGCAGGTAGACAATTAGCTAAAAAAGGACTGGCTTTAGCTGCTGGACCTGCTGCACCTGCACTACTTACAGCCTTAATACTTAAAGATGTTTATGACATAGCAAATGTTGTGTCTAGAGGTCGATTGAATGAATCAGTAGAAGATGCATTTAGCTCAGTAAAAACTTCTTTAAACGGTGCTAGAACAAACATCGCTAACGCCTTCTAAGACGTCCGTTATACGTAAATGTACAAACACATATGGAAGATACTTTAACCGCCTTACAGGACGATTTCGGGGTGTTTCTGACGGCTTTATGGGATCAGCTTGAGCTTCCACCTCCTACACGTGCTCAATATGCCATTGCAGATTACTTGCAGAACGGTCCCAAAAGACTCCAGATTCAGGCTTTCAGGGGTGTTGGCAAGTCTTGGATTACTGGTGCTTTTGTCTTATGGACATTATTTAACAACCCAGAAAAGAAAATAATGATTATCTCTGCATCTAAAGAACGTGCAGATAACATGTCTATTTTTCTTCAAAAATTAATTATTGAGACCAAATGGCTTAAACACTTACAACCTAAAAGTGATGATGCTAGATGGTCTCGTATATCCTTCGATGTACTTTGCTCTCCTCACCAAGCACCATCAGTTAAGTCAGTTGGTATTACAGGTCAGCTAACAGGTAGTCGTGCAGACCTAATGATTCTTGATGACATAGAAGTTCCCGGTAACTCTATGACTGAATTTATGAGAGAGAAGCTTTTACAACTTTGTACTGAAGCTGAATCAATCCTTACTCCTCATGATGACAGTAGAATTATGTACCTGGGTACACCTCAGACAACCTTTACTGTCTATAGAAAATTAGCTGAACGTAATTACAGACCTTTTGTTTGGCCAGCTAGATATCCACGTAAACTTTCTAACTACGAAGGTTTATTAGCTCCTCAACTCCAAGCAGATATTGATGAAGGTGTTGATCCGTGGGAAACAACAGACTCAGATAGATTTGACCATGAAAACTTACTTGAACGTGAAGCGTCCATGGGACGTTCTAACTTCATGCTTCAGTTCATGTTGGATACTTCCCTCAGTGATGCTGAGAAGTTTCCACTTAAAATGGCTGATCTTGTTGTTACTTCCGTTAACCCAACTAAAGCTCCTGAATCCGTCGTTTGGTGCTCCGACCCAGCTAACGTCATCAAAGATGCACCCACAGTCGGTCTCCCAGGAGATTATTTTTACTCTCCAATGCAACTTGTTGGAGAATGGGGAGATTACCAAGAGACAATTTGCAGCGTTGATCCGTCGGGTAGAGGAAGCGACGAGACAACTGCAGCCTATCTCTCCCAACGTAATGGGTTCCTCTACTTGCATGAAATGCGTGCCTACAGAGACGGGTACTCAGACTCAACTTTGTTAGACATTCTTAAAGGTTGTAAGAAGTTTAATGCTTCTACTCTTCTTATTGAATCTAACTTTGGTGATGGAATAGTAGCTGAACTATTTAAAAAACATATTCAACAGACTAAACAAGCTATTCATATTGAGGAGACTAGAGCTAATGTCCGTAAAGAGGATCGCATCATTGATAGTTTGGAGCCTATTCTTAACCAGCATCGTCTTGTTATCGACCGGGCGATTATCGACTGGGATTACAACTCTAACCCAGACGCAGCTCCTGAAGAACGGCTTGTATATATGCTCTTCTATCAATACTCTCGAATGTGTAGACAGAAATATGCCGTCAAGCATGACGATAGAATTGATTGCCTTGCCCAAGGCGTAAAGTATTTTACTGATGCTTTATCTATATCAGCTGAGCAACAGATCAAATTAAGACAACTTGAAGAATGGAACTCTATCTTGGAAGACTACCTAGATAACCCTCACTCTTCAGCTAACCATCTAGTGCTCGGGATGAATAAAGACCAAAGAGATACAGCTAGAGGTTTAGAAAATGGGAAGTCAGTCTCTAACTGGGTTTAGAGCAAGCCCACATCTATACAGGCAGAGGGAAGGGTGGACCCTCGCCTCAAGGGGAAATCGGTCGTCCTATAGACAACCATTTCCCTTTACATATCAACGCTGGATGTTGATCTTGTAAGTACTACTCCCACCTACTCTAACTTAGCTAATTAGTGTTAATACAGTAATAACAGTATGAAATTATTTCTTGATACAGCTGATGTTAAACAGATAGAGAAAAGATTCTCCTCTGGCTTAATAGCAGGTGTTACCACCAACCCTACTCTCATTAGAAAGTCTGGGAGAAAGATTGAAGATGTCTACGACAAGATAGTGAATATCGGTGTACCTGATGTGTCTATGGAGGTTGTGGCTCATGAATATCATGACTTTATACAGATGGGTAGAGACCTAGCGTATAAATATGGCAGCTTTGCAACGATTAAACTTCCTTGTACTCCTGATGGATTAAAAGCTTGTAATTATCTGACAGAAGAGGATATTAGAGTCAATATGACACTTGTATTCACAGTTCCTCAAGCAATATTGTGTGCTTTAGCAGGTGCAACCTATGTGTCTCCCTTTATTGGACGATTGAAAGATAATTCAATGGATGGATATGGGTTAATTGGTGAGATTAGTAGTTTATATAAGGCTAATTCAATAGAAACTAAGATATTGGCTGCATCTATTAGGGATGTTTACAGTATTGAGAAGGCATTTAGGTTTGGAGCTGATATATGCACAGTTCCGTTGGAAGTATATGACCAAATGCATGAATCCTGGCTAACAGATCAAGGTATATCAACGTTTAACAGGGATCATCAGGAGTCACTCCTTAAAAAATGACGAAAATCTCTGAAGTCCTTTCGTAGGGGGAAGGACGGACGCACACCCCCCAGGGGGGTTTGAAATCCGCAGGGGTGGGGGTGGTAGCTGAGATCCATTGCTATGACTGGGCTTGCAGCGAACTACATATTCGCTTCACGCGATCAATTAACGCAGGGGCGTGCCCGCACGCGGTAGATTGAACCGCGATCGTGAGGAAAGAAGTGGCAACATCCCAGTTGTTGCAATGGATTTGCCCTGTTTATTTCTCTTTAGTGTAGCAAGGTGTAGCACTCGCACGGGTAGGTCACACGCGATCTGTGCGGCTTGCATTGTCAGGAAACCAGGACAAAGCACTAGACACCTTGCAGCAACTGTGATATATGGACCGACCCTCGAACGATCAGTTTTACTAATGACCCTGTCGCTGACTGGGATCTTGTCCACTGCTGCACAAAGATGAGCAAATATACTCACCGCTAGCTCTGTTCACTCTGGTATAATGAAAACACTAAGACTCTTTTGAAGATTGAGATCTTTCGAACTCTCTTTAGAGGGTGAGAGAGTTCTCAAGATTCAATCAAGAGTCTAGAGAGAACCAAACAACGAGCTAATGGGGTTCTGAAAAGAACACAGCGGTCTTGATAAGCCGCCTCACTAAAGGTTTCCCCGACTTAGGACATTAGCGAAGACATGAAGCAGCCCTTGCACCTTGTCGTTCATAAAACATGTTAAGAATGAACAACCCAGAATGTCAGGCATTCATCGAGGTTCAAGTCCTCGTCTGGGTTTTTGTCGCTATTTAATTATGCAAACTTTACAGCCTTTCATCCCTGATAACTGCACTTCTCCAGTTGCTTACATGTCATCCGATACTCCTGAATGGATCAAGGACATCATCAATGAGAACTGGGATCAAGTCAGTTCAGGTCTGGCTTCTCACTATACTTTTAGTGAGTTAATCGGTATTCAAGAACAAGAATTGTTCGAAGAATATCAGGAAGAGTACGCCACAGCAAACGCTTGGTGATGCGAGATGCAGCCGATCGAATCGGCACCCTTTCTTTACTCTTTTTTTAAAGAGTTCTTTGTACATTTATGTACATCACTTGTTCATTCGTTCATTAACTATGTTTATCACAGTACCAACTCGCACATCCTCAGCTATTGATGATCTAAAAGTAGATCTATTAGCAAGGACTGCACTAGTAACTTTCACTAATGGTTATCAGTATAGATATACAAATGTTTCAGCTCGTGCTATTGCAAATGTATTATTTAATCCTGATATATCTTTAGGTTTTTGGGTAAACAATAACTGCTTAAAAGCTAGTCGTGTCAAGGACGCTGGGTTCATTGACTTCGTACCTTATAAAGGTGCACAACTACCTTCTTTTGTTTAACTAATTAACATTTAGCACGGGATAATAGCCCGGGGTGGGTGCAACTCCTACCAGTGCAATTGCTTCTCAATGAGAGAAGCTATCATTCAACATGTCACGTTTAATTGATGCATTAGATGCACGCTTTGATGATCTAGAAGAAGTCAAGGACGTAGCAAACTACGGATGTTCAGGTGGAGTTGGCGGTTTTATTTATTACAATGAGATTCGCAAATTCTTTTTTGAATATGAAGATGAGATCGAGGATTACATGAATGAGTTGTACTTTGGTGACAACTACATGAAACAAATCACGTGCGATGAGAACGTAACTGTTAATCAACTCATCAATGTAATTGTTTGGATAGTAGTTGAAAACTATTGTCAGCAACGCATGGCTGAGACTGAGTGTTACGCATGATTTTATTTCCTCTTGCTTTGCTTCCCTTGTTCTTAACTTATCTACTCATTGAACATGTCTAACTATTCAAAGTTAACTAAGTCTCAACTAATTGATTTAATTAAAGAGACTGATGAACTAAAAGAAAAGATGAGATCCCTTGCCATTGTTGCAGTGTCTCTTATTTCTTTGGGGTTTTTAATTTGACCTTCTCTTCTTGCCCTTCTTGTGTGCATTCACGCACATAAGCGGGCATGATGAGGTGCTCACGCCCTCGCATGTGCAGGTGAACACACGCGTCTAGGCTACACGCCTACGCGTACACATCCGCACGCCCGTACACATCACGCACACGCACATATGCACGCCTTATCCTCGCACGCGTACGACGCCCTTATTCAACATGGACGCCATCAACAACATGGACGCCAGCCAATTCTTGATAACGAGTTAAGGAACTTATTACTAGAAAGAATAAACAAAGTACCTTATCTTTCACAATCATATTGGGCATGTGTTGACTTATTAGAGGGATCATTATGACCCTTGAAATAACAAATCAAGAGAGAATTAAATTCGTTAATAGATATACAAAAGCAGGCAATGAAGGAAAACTAATTAAGTGTCCACATTGCGGCAATAGCTGGGTAGCTTATCACTTCGCATGGACGGCAGTACTTTGTCAGCACTGTGTAGATGGTAATGAAACATGGGTTGATAAAAACCAATGGATTATTGCTGAATGATTTTCTCCTTTAGTCCTTCCTTTTTGGTGGGCTAAATGAGGGACTCTCCCTCTTCTTTCCTTTATCTCACGGAGGTTATGCAACTAAACAAAGAAGAATTACTACATTTAATAGGACGCTTTGACTTCATACACCGCCGTCCTAAAAACTGCACGCTTTTACATAAGGAAGTAGTGGAATTAAAAAACAAATTACTAGATGAATATTATGTCCGATCAAGACAAGTCCGATGAATGGCTACTAGAGAATGCTATCTCGTGCTGGTTATATCATTTTCCAGAACATGAATGGACAGAACAATATAAGGAACTCTTAAACAAAGTAAAACATGGACAGTATAAGAATACTAAAGCACGCACAAGGGGACGACCGGCGGAAAGACAAAGGACGAAAAAACCCACAAGCGATAAGACAGTCAAAGAAAAGAACAAAACAATTAATCCGTAAACTTACCCAACGCTAAAAACTAATGCTTCACAATCATCACTGGGATCAGCCCAGCCAATCTTTTCATATAAAGATTTCACCTAAAGGTGAGCTATATGTCCTTGCCGATGATGACATAGATGCAGCGTATAAGGCTAAAGATTTAGCCGACTTGTTAAATGCAAAATTAGTAGACGTATTCCCATTATGAAAAAATACTATCCAAATAACTGGCACCTTTATAACAAATTAGATTCAAGTCAATTTGAAGACATAGGTTTTGATGAATTTTACGAATGGAAAATAATGAATTGGGAATTACCTAGAAAGGTTTCTTGCATCATTAGAACTTACGACACTGAGACTCACAAAGTAAAAGAGTACGTATATAGACAAGGCACAGCAGCCAGGAAAAGATTAAGAAAACTAATGCAAGAAGATCATTTAGAAATCACGATCGCCAATGAAAAGGCAGTCAACCACCTCAGCCCCCGTATCATCGAATGAAACAATCAACAACCCACGCACTCGTGTATCGTACGTTACTATCTATTAATACAAACCCTAACAAACAGGAGTTGTTATCACTTATTAGGGCACAATTAAGGGATGACAATTATATTATAAATGACAAAAAGAGTGACAGTCAATTTCGAAGATTGGCTACATAAAAAACTAAAGATTGCAGCTATATCAGAGGATTTAACCTTAAATGATTTAATTGTTTCAACATGTAAAACATATTTACAGGAGAAACACAAAAACATTTGAAATGGTTATACATTTTACATTTCCTAAATCGATAATCATTTCCCATTACATTACCACCAACTTATTAATCTTTATGCAATTAATTTCTGCCGGCACGTTTTACATGGGCGTGGACGATGCAAAATATTGTGAACTCAATATACACCTTGGTAATTTACGTATAGAATACCAATGTCCCAACTACGAAAATGGATCCGATCAGAAACAACCTGACAGACCTAAAGATTGACAAACTTTGTCGCATCCTGGATTTGTTCAGGGTATATGACAAGGACATCCCGACTCAATTAGTCTCAACCTTCTTGTACATTGCCGCACACGAGAATTGTCACAAGCAAGCACTAGAAGATAAAGACACAGGTCTTGGTCTATCTACAGCCGCTGCTAGCCGCAATACAGATGCCTTAGCAAAGGTACATCGACTCGAGCGTTTAGGTACCAGTCGTAAGAAAGGACTCAACCTAATTATCAAGGAGGTCGACAACTCGGTTAATCCCCGCCGCGTTCAACTTAAACTCACTAGAGAAGGTTCGACGCTAGTTAAAAACATTAAAGCCATCCTTAATGAAAAAGCTTAAAACCCTTAAAGAGTGTGTTAACTACACGCTCAGGAATAAGCATGCCTGGATTCATGGTGAAGTCGGTAAACGACAACAACAAAATCTGGCACATGTTTATGACTGCATTGGTACCACCTTTCCCGTATCTAAATTAGATCGACCTATCTTAGAAAAGATCGTCACTTATTTAGATAAGGATACGGAATTACAAAACGGTACTATCAATATGGCAATCGGTGCCATACGTACAGTTCTTAACTACTGTGATCGTTGTGGCGTCATTGACATACGTATCCCTTCGTTTAGGGAATTGAGTTTACCAGTTGGAGAAACTCAAGTAATTGTTTACACCGCTGAACAGGTGCACATCCTGGCTAATTCTGCCTTGAATGATTTCAACAATCAGAATTTAGCTGATGCAATCCTCACCTACGCATGGACAGGGATGAGAGTTACAGAACTTCTCAAACTTAAAGTAAAAGACATCGATCTTCACAATCACAACTTGCGTATTGGCGGTCGTAAAGACTGGCAGAATAAAAATAAGAGGGCAATTACTGTCCCTATTATTGATAACTCTCCAGTTAAAAAGATCTTAATGAAAAGGTCACTTAATAAGCCAAATGATGCTTATCTATTTGCTGATGATTGGGGCAGTTATTATATGCTTACCCGAGCATTTAGCAAAGTTGCTGCTTATGCATTACCTGACTTTAATTATCCCTTAAAATATTTAAGGCATACATTTTGCACAACCTTAATTGAACAAAACGTACCACTTGAGGTTGTAAGAGATATATGTAATCATTCAGATATTAAAGTTACTCAAAGATACGCACGAGCAACAAACAAAGCTAAACGCGATGCATTACAAGCTCTCGCTAAAGCTCACCAAGCTGCAGAAAACGCAGTAAACTCATGGGTACAAACTACTAACGCCCAGTTACAGCCAGTGTAACAAAGTTAACAGAAAGTGTTCATTTCGCTGCGTTCGCAGTATTTCTAAATCCAAGACATTATCATGGACTTAAAGGCAATTGCGAAAAACAAGTTTCTAAAATCGCCGAGATCCATTGGTAACACTGGGGGGTGTAGCAATCTGGTGAATGCAGCGAACTCATAATTCTGGCTAGACTAACTTACACTGGTGCACATGGCGGGGGATATACCTCCGCCTTTCTTTTATACTCTCGTTGTACACGAATGTACTTTCGTTGCAAGAAATTCGCTGCACATTTATCAAGGTCGAAACATGCCAACAACTGTTGAAATTGACGAGCAAATTGAACTAGAAAGAGATGCCATTAGGTGTGGATTAAAGAGACTAAGAGATAATACTAAAAATCTAGAGAATAAAGAATATGCTTCTGCGTCTATATATGGAATATCAACAATCGATGCCTTATTACCTTTATTAGTTGAAAGAATTGAAGATACAAATACACGAATTCATGAAAGGCAAAATGGCAGAGATTTTAAATTAATTGCTACTTACCTAGCAGATTTAGAACCTTTAGCCGCCGCCGCTATTACATGCAAAATAACAATCGATAAAGTATTTAGTACAAAAGATAATTCCAATACGCTCGTACATATATGTGATTCGATTGGTAAGGCAGTCGAGAACGAATGTCAAATGAGATATTATGAAACAAAATACCCAGCCTTATTAAAGGTCTTAAAAGATAATTATTGGCACTCATCATCAGGCACTAATCAAAAAGTAAAGGTTATTAAAACCCTTATGAAAAGATATGATGTAGATCATTGGATAGCTTGGAGTAGCGTTAACAGAGTTAAATTAGGCGGTTGGTTATTAGATTGTTTGCTGCGTATCAGCGGTTGGTTTAGTAAAAGTATGGTTCAACAGGGTCGCAAGCGGTGCAACTACATAATTCCTTCGCCAGAATTCTTGCAAATTAAAGATCAGGTAATGGCAAATGCTGAGTTATTTAGCCCGTTAGCTTGGCCAATGTTGATTGAACCAAACGATTGGACAAATGAAAGAGAGGGAGGATACATATTGAATGAGGTGATGAGGGGTCACAACCTAGTGAGGAGGGGCAACCCCACATCAATACAGGGAGAAAAACCTCTGCAATTTATCAATAAGATACAGAAGGTCGCCTATCGCCTAAACCCTTTCATAGTAAGGGTTGCGAAGGAATTAGAAGAAAGACAAATATCGGTTGGTAAGTTTCTCCCTATTCACAATCACGAATTACCACCGAAACCAGTTGATATAGCTACAAATAAAGTAAGTAGAAAAGACTATAACCGAAGAGCTGCTGAACAAAATAACAAGAACGCACAAGAGTTTAAAAGATCTTGTCGGACTAGAATGACGATGGAAACAATAGAACGCTTTAAGAATAAAGAGAAGTTTTATATACCTTGGTCGTTTGATTATCGGGGTCGGTGTTATCCGATACCCGCCTTCCTTACTCCTCAAGATACAGATTGGGGTAAGAGTTTACTTAGATTTTATAAAGAATCAAAAATAACTAAGGAAGGAATTGACTGGTTAAAGTTTCAAGTTGCTACTACATATGGTCTAGATAAAGATACTTTAAGAAATAGATTGAACTGGACTGATAACAATATTGATTTAATAACTAGAGTTGCAACAGATCCTATTGGAAATATATCTGAGTGGGAAGTTGCTGAAGAACCTTGGCAATTTCTAGCTGCATGTGAGGAATATTATTATGTCGCCATTGTGCATTCTCGTACAACAACAGGTCTCATGGTTGCGACTGATGCGACCTGTTCAGGGCTTCAAATCCTGGCTGGATTAGCCAGGGATAAAAGCACAGCTAAATTAGTTAACGTTATAAATTCAGATAAACCTCAAGATGCATATCAAGTTATAGCTGAGAAAAGCAAGCCAAATATTCCAGAAATACTTCATCCTGTTTGGGATAGGAAATGTACGAAACGTACTGTTATGACTATCCCTTACAACGCTAAACCTTTTAGTAATAGGTCATACATAAGGGAAGCTTTAAAGGATAAAGAAATAGAAATAGAGAAAGAAGACCTAACTCAAACAGTTAAAGCTGTCAGGGACGCTATGTATCAAGTAGTTCCTGGGGCTATGAGGGTTATGGAGTGGATAGAGAAAGAGATTAGTAAAGCTATTAAAAAGGGAGCTGAAAGTATTGAGTGGACTACACCATCAGGCTTTCGTGTTACTCAAAAGCTTATGAAAAAAGACACCGTATCTATTGAGCTTCAATTACTAGGAAGAACAAAATTAAAAGTGTCTAGTAAAGATTCTAATAAAGTTGACTTATCACGTCACAAGGCTGCTACAGCACCTAACTTAATTCACTCTTTAGACGCATCTCTTTTATGTCTATCAACGTTGCAGTTTGATAACCCGATTGCATTAATACACGACTCAGTTTTATGTCGAGCAACAGATATGTCCAAATTGTCTGAGCTTGTAAGAGAAACATACATGCATTTATTTGCAGAGCATGACTACCTACAAGATTTCAAGGACGCTATTGGAGCTGAATCAGAACCACCGATTATAGGAGACCTTGAACCGGAATCCGTAATTGAATCAACCTACTTTTTTTGTTAAATGACACGTACCATCCACACCACACAAGAGCCAGTTAGATTAGAAGGCTATCAAGCTGTATTAAGACCGAGTAAGTTCGGCTACAGTCTTAAAGCTTTAGTAGATCAAGAGCTGGTAGATAAACTAGAAGAGGAAAGAGAAGATTGCCTTAAGTGGTGTCTATCTAAAGTTAAGAATCCTAAGAGATCCGTGCAAAAACCTGAGCCTTGGGAAGAGGTAAACGAAGGACAATATTTATTAAAGTTTAGTTGGAAAGAAGATAAGAAACCTCCCATTGTAGATACTGAAGGCACTCCAATTACGGATCCAAACATACCTGTTTATTCTGGGTCTTTAGTAAAGCTTGGCTTTATACAGAAACCATACATACTTAAGGATCAAACTACATATGGTACATCTTTAAAATTATCTGGTGTACAGATTGTCTCAACTAAAGGTGAAGCTGGTGTTGACTCAGGTGATTTAGATGAAACAGCAGTAGCGGAGTTGTTTGGTAAAACAGCAGGGTACAAAATCGATGAGCCAAACCCACAATTTAAACATGATCTAGCACCTAGTTCAGTAGAAGAGTCTGATGACTTCTAAGTTTCGCTCAGGATTAGAAGAAAGAGTCGGAGAGTTATTAAAAAATTTAGGTATTAGCTATGAATATGAAACAGTTAAAGTTGGTTACCAAATCCAACACATTTACACACCTGACTTTTGCTTGCCTAATGGGGTTATTTTAGAAACTAAAGGTTATTGGGATCCGTCGGACAGACGTAAAATGAAAACAGTTAAAGAACAAAATGAAGACCTTGACATACGCATGGTCTTCCAATCTCCCTATAACAAAATTAATAAAAAATCTAAAACAACATACGCAAAGTGGTGTGACCGCCACGGAATACCGTGGACGTCTTTTCACGATATACCACTCGAATGGCTCATATAGAAAGCGAGTTCGTACGTCACGAACCTTGCTCAAGTTGTGGTTCGTCCGATGCTAATTCTATTTACACGGACGGACACCAATATTGTTTTGTATGCCATACGCATATTAAAGGCGATGGCGAAATTATTCACAATCACAAAATGTCCACCAATGTTCAGATACAAGGCTACGCCGTTGAGTTACGCAAAAGAAAATTATCCGTCCGAACCAACGAGCACTACAAAATCTACCGAGACGGAGAACTCTTACGGTTCTATTATTTCACAAGTGATGGAATTCTACAGGGAGCAAAAGTAAAGACTAAGCAAAAGGATTTTTATTATGAAGGAATTTCCACTGACACTTTATTTGGTCAGCATTTATTCCCTACTACTGGTAAACGTATTGTCATTACTGAAGGTGAACTAGACGCTGCTAGTTGTTATGAAGCTATGCCAAATTGGCCAATGGTTTCGTTACCACATGGAGCTGCTGGAGCCAAAAAAGATATACAGAAACAAATACCGTTACTACAAGGGTATAAAGAAATAGTCTTATTTTTTGATAATGACGAAGCTGGCAGAGCTGCTGCTGAACAGTGTGCAACTATTCTACCTCCAGGAAAAGTTTCTATTGCAAGGTTAGAAAATTACAAAGATGCTAGTGAAGCGTTACAAGCTGATGATACTGACGCAATAAGAAGAGCTATATGGGATGCTAAACCATACAGACCTGACGGAATTGTTGAGGGAAAAGATTTATTAGAGATAGTTACTACACCTGAAAAACCATGTGACCATGAGTACCCATTTAAAGGGCTGCAAAATAAAACACACGGTATTCGATACGGAGAGCTCACAACAATTACAGCAGGGACTGGGATTGGCAAATCGTCCTACTGTAGACAGCTTGCCACACACCTACTTGAAAATGGAGAACGAGTTGGTTACCTAGCTCTTGAAGAATCAAATAGACGCACAGCCCTTGGACTGATGTCCACAGCGGTAGGTAAGTCATTACATATTGGCGACCATACAAGGAAGGACTTAGAAAATGCATATAACAATTCGATTGCTAATTGGAATCTCTTTCTTTTTGATGGCTTTGGCTCTTACGAACCGGATCTTATCTATTCAAGAATCGAGTACCTTGCCTGTGGATTGGAGTGTCGTGTTATATTCCTCGACCATTTATCCATATTGCTCTCAGGTCTTGACGGTGATGAACGTCGCATGATCGATCAAACTATGACCAAACTTAGAGGTCTAGTAGAACGAACCGGAATACATCTTTTTTTAGTTAGTCATTTAAGAAGAACCCAAACTGATAAGAACCATGAAGAAGGAGCCAGAGTTACCCTCGGACAACTCCGTGGATCTGCTGCGATATCTCAGATTAGCGACAACCTCATTGCACTTGAGCGAAATCAACAAACCGACAATGATGGAAGCACTACGACTTTGCGAGTCCTTAAGAATAGATATTCTGGCGAAACAGGTGTAGCCGCAAACCTTACATATAACCTTTCAACATCAAGATTTGAGGAAAATGAATCACCCTTCGAAATACCGCATACCACCGATTTTTGAAAATGGTAATTATGAACACCCTTGGTATAAACACATTGCTAAAAAACCTAACCCGCCTAAATCAGAAGATATAGAGAAGGCACAATTTAAAGATAAGACTTATCGATGGGGGCAAGGTGCTCGTATTTGATATAGAAACTAACGGGCTTATACCTGACGTTGATGAGATTCACTGCTTATCTATTTACGATACTGACGAGGATCATCTTGAAACTTACAACAACCAAAAAGATAATAAATACCCCGTTCATACTGGGTTACAACGCTTATGTGACGCAGATTGCATCGCTGGCCATAACATTATCAATTACGATTTACGAGTTTGTAATTCCATCTACAACTGGTTCAAGATTACTGGCAATGTCGTGGATACTTTGCTTTTGTCTCATTTATTTCACCCGAATATTATTGAAATAGACAAGAAACATAAGTGGCCAAACATGCCTATGCAGTTATATGGCAGGCATTCATTAGAAGCATATGGTCACAGATTAGGTGAATACAAAGGTGGATTTGGAAAAACAACTGACTGGAAAAGTTGGTCACAAGAGATGCAACATTATTGCGAACAAGATGTACGAGTAACAACAAAATTATGCAAGCACTTCCACCCTTACCTGACTGGTGCTCGCTAGAGCATGAAGTCGCAAAAATCTTAACTGAACAGGAGGCTCATGGATGGTATTTTGATGAGGTCGCTTCACGGAAACTTGAATCGGATCTCAGAAACGAATTGGAAGAAATTAATAGGATACTTCGAGAACGGAACCCTTTCGTTGCCGGATCGGAATTCACTCCTAAACGAGATAACAAAACAAGTGGCTATATAAAAGGAGCTACATTTACACGTCTCAAAGAATTTAACCCTTCATCTAGGGATCACATTGCATGGATATTAGAAACCAAACACTCACTGAAGTTGACGCAGCGGACGATGACTGGGAAACCAGTTATCGACGAAGTTATTCTGAACGAGATAAACACGAAATTCTCGAAGCTCTCCGCCCGATATTTAGAACTGACAAAGAAGCTTGGGATGATCTCCGAAGGCGTGAACTCATGGAACAAGTTGAGTACGACGTATAGCCGTATTCATCATCACTGTTCAGTTGCCGCAGCCACCCATCGATGTTGTCATCGACGCCCAAACCTTGCACAAGTACCAGCCGATGAAGAATGTAGAAAACTATTTACTGCGAGCCCAAATCATGTATTGGTCGGTGCCGATCTTAGCGGTATTGAGCTACGGATGCTCGCACATTACCTTGCCCGATACGATCAAGGACGTTATGCCGAAATCCTCCTTACAGGGGACATTCACCAAGTCAACGCCGATAAAATTGGTATCTCCAGGCGTGCCGTAAAGACTGTAACTTACGCATTTTTATATGGGGCTGGAGATCAGAAAATTGGTCTTTCAGTAGATAAACAGTTATCAGAAAATGAAGCTAAGAAAAAAGGTAAGGAAGTTCGTAAAGCCTATGTCGATGCTATTGACGGGCTATCAGAACTCCTTAAGGCAATTAAGAAGGCGGGTGAGAGAGGCTTTGTACGAGCTATAGATGGACGTAAATTACTTGTTGATAGCCCACATAAAAGTTTAAATTTTTTATTGCAGGGATCAGCGGGTGTAATTGCAAAACGTTGGCTATACATTGCTAACCAAAACTTACCAAAATCAGCACATCAACTAGCATTTATCCATGATGAATTGCAGTTTGAATGTTTACCGCAAGATGCTAAAGACTTAGCTTTCTTGTTGGAGCTGAGTGCAAAAGAAGGAGGGGAATATTACAACCTACGCATACCTATTGAAGCTGAAGCTCAACAGGGGCAGACGTGGGCTGACGTACACTAACCACCACATGAAATTATTAATAGATGCAGATTTTATCGTTTATAAATGTTGTGCAGCTTCAGAAGATGAAATTGATTTTGGCGATGATGTAATTGTAGTTACATCTAAATTTAGCGAGGCTTATGCTTGCGTTAAACGAGAGCTGAAAAAAATTGAACGAGAATACGGATCATTTGATGAAATGATTTTATTCTTTAGTAGTCCTAATAATTTTCGGAAAAAAATTAAAGCCGATTACAAAGGTCATCGAAATAGAAAAAAGCCGTGCGGTTATAAACGTGTGATAGAGAAACTCAAGACTGAGTATCGCGTAATAGTGATGGATACATTAGAAGCTGATGACGCTCTTGGTATTTTTGCTACTCGTCACCCAGGAAATATTATTGTTAGTCCTGATAAAGACATGAAACAAATACCTGGGCAGTTATATAACTTCGATCAATCTTTCACAATCACACAATCTGCAGGTGCTAAATGGCATTTAATCCAAGCTGCTGCTGGAGATAATACTGATGGTTACTCTGGTGTCCCTGGTATTGGGGTCAAACGAGCAACCGGATTATTTGAAGAGCATGGGTACAGCTATAAAACCCTAGTCAAAATGTTTACCGATAAAGATTTGTCGGAAGAAAGTGCTTTACAAAATGCACGACTAGCAAAAATTCTCACATGGGATGATTATGACCAAGAAAAAAAACAACCTATACTCTGGGATCCCCCAGCCGATTACGAAGTTAACGACTGAACAAGATTTCAAGATGAGGCAAATAGAACTTGCTTTAAATAATCCTGATGTAGAAATAGAAGACATAAAAACAGTCTTCTTAGCATTACAAAAACAAAATTTTGTACTTGCTAACTCTGTAATGAATTTAATTAAACAATGGCCAAAAGTAACGATAGCGGACCCAGCTACTACCGCAGAGGGAAAACGCAAGTATGGGATTTTATTAGAGATCAAGGACTCAACTTCCACCTCGGAAACGTAATTAAATATGTTTCAAGAGCTGGTTATAAAACCAATGGTTTAACACAAGATACAGGTATAGACGATTTACAAAAAGCCATCCACTACTTACAAAATGAAATCGAATTTAGAACAAGCGAAAGAGTTCAGAAACGCATATCAGGTCACCAACTCCCGGAGCTTGAGGCAGCGAAATATGCAGAAGCGTTTGATAGATGAAGAATATTCAGAGTTTATCGATGCTGAGCAACATATTTATAGGGATAATTATGTTTTACATGCTGAAGCTTTAAAAGAATTAGCTGATCTTGTTTATGTCTGTTATCAATATGCTGCAAATATGGAGTGGGATTTAGATGAAGCTTGTCGTCGTGTGCATGAAAGCAACATGTCAAAGCTAGGAGATAACGGACAACCAGAACGAAGAGAAGACGGAAAGATATTAAAAGGTAAAAACTATCACCCACCAACACTTACCGATTTAGTTAAATAATGAGCAATTTTATATCTCGTACAGGAAGAGTTCAAAACTGGATTGATGATCCTGAATCACGTCTTCCAGTGTCATGCACAGTTTTCGTTGTAGAAGACTCAATGGAGGGACCAAATGGAATCGAAGCAAGTTGGAGATTCGTTTCACACGCTTTGCGATACGGAGCCGGGGTCGCTGTACATCTTTCTAAACTGCGTCCAAAGGGAACAGAAAATGGAAAAGGGCTTACAGCCAGCGGACCTGTCTCGTTCGGAAAAATTTACAGTACATTAAATGAAATTATTCGCCGTGGAGGGCACTACAAAAACGGTGCTTGTGTCCTTCATCTTGATATTACACATCCCGATATTATGGATTTCGTTACGACCAATCGTAGTGAACTTCCTTGGGTTAAACGCTGCGTCAACCTTGATAAAAGGGGCTGGCAAGAAGCAACTGAAGAAATTAAATCCGCCATCCTCTACGGAATTAAAAGTGGAGACATTTGGCTTAACAAAATAAAACACGATCAAAATGGAAAACGTATCAGAGGAAATGTTTGTCTCGAAGTATATCTGCCCTCACGAGGCACATGCCTCCTCCAGCACGTCAATCTTGGTGCCTGTAAAATCGGAGACTTGTGCGATGCTTTCTCTGAAGGTATGCGGAATTTGTGCGAACTTCATGGCAGAACAGGCGTTAATGTGTCGGGAGAATACCTCTCACCCGAAACGGATCGTCAAGTTGGGCTCGGGGTTCTTGGACTAGCAAACTTTTTAAAACAAGAAAACATTACCTATCAACAATTTGGTGATGCATTAGAAGCAGTTATGGATGGCATCCCTGGACTGGGTAAAGCTGGTATAGTTGCTGGTGAATTTTATAAAGCAATAAATAGAGCTGCAGACATGGCTCGTTTACATGATATGGATAGAGCATTTGCAATAGCTCCTACTGCATCATGTTCATATAGAAGTACAGATAGAGATGGACATACATGTGCTCCAGAAATTGCTCCGCCTATTGCACGTGCAGTAGATAGAGATAGCGGAACTTTTGGTGTACAACATTACGATTATGGTGATGTGGAAATTGCAAGCGAAGTAGGTTGGGATGCTTATAAAAAAGTAGCCGACAATTTAGTTGCAATGTTTAGACACACAGGGCTTCTTCATGGATACAGCTTTAACTCTTGGAGTGACGTTGTAACCTACGACAATGCGTTCGTGGAAGAGTGGCTGGATAGCCCCCAAACTTCTCTTTATTATTCCCTGCAAGTAATGGGAGACGTTCAGGATAAATCAAGTGCATATGCAGCATTAGATGAGAATGAAGTCGAAGATTATTTAGCGGGAATACTCGAACCCGTTACATGCGATTGTCAAGAATGAAAAACCCATATGAAAAATTACTATCTCGAAAGAGAAAATGGACACCTGTCCAAACAACAGGAGGAACACTTAAAGAGGGAGCTGAAGAAACCATCTACCGTGCTCTGGCTATACGTCACATGGAGTTACCAGTTGGGAATTTTATCACCGACGCTCTTGAGAAAGATGTACCTGCTGATGCACGCAAGCTTTTGGAGTCCAATGTTAAGGATGAGATAAACCATGACATTGCTCTAGGGTATGCGGTCAATGCATTGGGAGTTGATGAACAAGCAGAGGCAGAGGCAATACGTCTCCGCACTGCTTGGGAGGAACACCCCGATCACACAATTACAAAAGCCTTGGTAGCTGAGCGTGCAATATTCTTTGTTTTACTCCCTTTCTTTAGGTTTTGTGGTGATGCTGGTCTTAGAACGATATCAGCTGATATTTCCAGAGATGAGCAAATCCATGTTGCCACTAATAGTCTCGTATGTGCTCATATGGGTCTTAGCAGTAGTCAATCTTTGGATAAACTTAGGAAAGCCACAATTAATTGGGTACTACAACCCTTAAAAGTAAACACTAACGATAAATATTTGGACAAAAAATTTTGGTTGGATGCTAGTGATCGCTTGATGTACGAAGGCAAAGCCCCAGAATTTAATGAGACTAAGCGAGCTAGAATGCCCGCCTTTTTTGAACATGCAAACACCAATCTCCCTCAATACTCTTAAGCTTCATAACGAAAGGTTAGACAAGCTTGTAGATAAACTTGAAAAAAACTTTGGTTGGAAACCAATTCACCCAACAGAAGATATCAACACAATTATGTACAGAGCTGGTCAAGCCAGTGTTATTGAATATATAAGATCAATTATGGAGGAAGAAATTTAATGTGTACACCAGTAACAATACCTGCCATCACAAAACTTGTGACTTTAATTGCTGCAGGTAAAACCGCATATGACACAATACAAGATCAATTTAATGATCCAGCTGACAACCGAGCTCCTGAGCAACCTACTAATGCACCTGGAGTAGCTAGAAAACAAGTTCAACAAGCAGCTGAAGTCCCTGAAGAGGACGACAAAAAAGAGGCAGCTAAATTAGAAAAAAGTGATGCTCAAAATACTTCGCGTAATAGGAAACAATTAGGCTTAAGTCAGTTAAACGCCATTATAAGTGAAGATCCTAAGTATGTCGGTTTAACTACACCACCAGAAACGAACCCATCGGGTGTAAATATCGGTGGTTTATATGCACCTCCAACTGAGACAAGATAATGAACACAGCTAAAGAAAGATACAATCAACTTACCCAACAACGTACTCAGTTCCTTGATACAGCAGTTGAATGTAGTGAACTTACTGTCCCTTCATTAGTTAAAGACGATACAAACGGACCTAACTATAAAAAGTTACACACTCCGTATCAAAGTGTAGGAGCCAAGTGTGTCTTAAATTTAGCTGCAAAGCTTGGTTTAAGTTTACTTCCTCCACAAACAACTTTTTTTAAATTTCAGATAAGAGACGACAAGCTTGGTGAAGACATACCACCAGAGGTTAGAAGTGAATTAGATCTTTCCTTTTCAAAAATGGAAAGGATGGTTATGGATTACATCAATGCTTCTACTGACCGTGTAGTTCTTAATACAGCTTTAAAGCATCTCATCGTATCTGGTAACGCTTTAATTTTTATGGGTAAAGATGGTCTCAAACACTATCCCCTTAACCGTTACGTAGTTAATCGTGATGGAAACGGTAATGTCATTGAGATTGTCACAAAGGAACTTGTTAGTAAAAAACTATTGGAATACGACGTCGATGTACCCGACCCGACTACTGTTGTAGGGGACTATCAATCGGCTGACGATAAACAATGTGAAGTATATACATGTGTGAAACTAGAGAACGGAAGATGGCATTGGCATCAGGAAGTCTTCGATAAAATTATTCCTAACTCTAAAAGCTCAGCACCTAAAAATGCTAACCCCTGGCTGGTATTACGCCTAGCCACGGTCGATGGTGAAGATTATGGACGTGGCAGAGTCGAAGAGTTTCTTGGAGATTTACGTTCACTTGATGGTTTAAGTCGTGCGTTATTGGAGGGTGCAGCAGCAGCTAGTAAAGTTATCTTTCTTGTTAGCCCATCCTCTACAACAAAGCCAAAGCAAATTGCAGAAGCTGGATCGGGAGCCATTGTTCAGGGTCGTGCAGAAGATGTGCAAGTGGTTCAGGTCGGTAAGACAGCAGATTTCCGTACGGCTGCTGAACAAGCACAAATAATTGAACGAAGAATTAGTGAAGCTTTTCTTGTATTAAATGTAAGACAAAGCGAACGTACGACGGCTGAAGAGGTACGCCTTACACAGTTAGAACTCGAACAACAGTTAGGAGGTTTATTTAGCTTATTGACTGTAGAGTTTTTAATTCCTTATTTAGATAGAACACTACACATACTTCAAAGAAGTAATCAAATAAACAAGATACCTAAAGATTTAGTTAGACCTCAAATTGTTGCTGGGGTTAATGCATTAGGTAGAGGACAAGATCGAGAGAGTCTTACCCAGTTTGTACAGATCATTGCACAAACAATGGGACCAGAAGCTTTAATGAAATTTATTGATCCAAGTGAATATATAAAAAGACTTGCAGCTGCACAAGGTATTGACGTATTGAATTTAGTTAAGTCCGAACAGCAGTTACAACAAGAGGCACAACAGCAACAAGAACAAGCTGGTCAAATGGCTTTGATGGAGCAAGCTGGTCAAATTATGAATTCCAAAATGCTTGATCCAGCTGCACAGCAAGAGCAACAACCAGAACAAGAACAAGAACAACCACCTACAGAATAAAACATGGCAGAAACACTTACCTACGATGCTGGTACCGATACTATTTCTACTGAAGATAATTTAAATGCTGAAGAGCAAGATAGTTTAAAAGTTGGTGAAGCATTAATAGAAGAGCAAGAAAATTTATTAGCTGGTAAATATAAGAGTGCTCAAGAATTAGAAAAAGCTTATGTTGAGTTACAGAAAAAGTTAGGCAAGGATGAATCTGAGACTGAAGCTAGTAGTGAAAAACAAGAAACAGTTAAGGAGGAAGAGGTTGAAACATCACCTATTCAATCATCCTTAGCTGAAGCTGCTAAAGAGTGGGAAGCTAATCAAACTCTTTCTAATGAAACACTAGAAAAATTTAAAGAGCTTGATAGCAGTGAGTTAGTTAAAACATATATGGAATTGTATGCTCAAGCTAATGAAACATCAGCAGAACCAAAATCTGATTTAACTGAAACAGAAACTAACAACATATATAAGTCAGTTGGAGGAGAAGAGAAATATGGTGAAATACTTCAATGGTATTCAAATAACACAACACAAGAATCAAGAGATTCTTTTAATAAACTTATCGAGTCTGGTTCCAGCGATTTAATTCAATTAGCTGTTGATGGTATTAAAGCAAAATATGACAACGCTAATGGATACGAAGGAAGGATGTTAACTGGTAAAGCACCTACATCATCAGGTGATGTATTTAGATCACAAGCTGAAGTAGTTAAAGCTATGAGTGATGAACGCTACGACAAAGATCCAGCTTATAGACAAGACTTAATAAATAAATTAGAACGTTCAAACATTAATTTTTAATCATGCCAAAAGGAAAAGGAACTTACGGAACAAAGGTTGGTAGACCTCCAGTTAAAAAAACAACAAAGAAAAAGTAATGGCAGCTAAGAAAGGACTTTACGCAAACATCCATGCTAAGAAAAAGCGTATTGCTGCTGGCTCGGGTGAGAAAATGAGATCCCCCGGAACAAAAGGAGCACCCACAGCAAAGGCTTTTAAGCAGGCGAAAAAAACAGCTAAGAAAAAGTAAACAGGCGAGGCGACCCGAACGATCGTCATCGCCTCAAGAGTTTACCCCAAAAATTTTAATGAACGATACAGAAGTAATCGCTTTAGAACCCCCAATTGAAGTAATGAATAACGAAGAACAAAATTTTTTATTCCGTGGAGCTGAAGAGCTAAACGGTCGTGTAGCAATGCTTGGCGTTGTTGCAGCTCTTGGAGCATACTTAACAACTGGTCAAATTATTCCAGGAATATTTTAATGACAACAGCAACCTTAGTACAAGAAAAAAATTCTTGGCAGAGGCTTTGCGACTGGGTTACATCTACTGATAACCGCCTCTATGTGGGGTGGTTTGGTGTCTTAATGATACCTTGCTTAATCACAGCAGCAACCGCATTCATAATAGCTTTTATAGCTGCCCCGCCAGTCGATATCGACGGCATTCGCGAACCAGTCTCAGGCTCTTTGCTTTATGGAAACAACATCATCTCGGGAGCAATCGTCCCGTCATCTAACGCAATTGGTCTTCACTTCTACCCAATC